AGGCGGTGCTCGAAAATGCCAGCCGGTAGACCCGCCAAGCCTGCGGAGCAGAAGCGTCTGCTCGGTAACCCTGGCAAGCGTGCGCTGCCGGACGAGAGCTCTGTGGTGCTCTTGCAGCAGGTGGAGAAGCGACCCGACCCGCCACGGCCTTTGTTGCGGTATGGGCAGGATTTGTGGGATCGCATTTGGTCGATGGGCGCTACATGGGTTTCGGATAAGAGCGATTTGGAGTTGCTGATCATGACTTGTGAAATGGTGGACGAGCGGTGGAATTTGCGAGTTAAGGTTATGCAGACGGATGACGCGAAGCTGCGCCGTGGCCTTCGTGAATTGGATCGGCAGATTGTTTCTAATCTTTCCCTTTTGGGTTTCACTCCGTCTGACCGGTCGAGGCTCGGTGTTGCGGAGGTGAAGGCGAAGAGCCGGCTTGAGGAATTGATGGAACGTCGGGCTTCGCGTGACTGAGAGCTGGCCGCCTAAATGGTTGACGCCGGTGCCGGAGGAAGCTCTTGCTCGGGGTCGAGCGGAGGAGCCGGTCGTGGAGTTCGTTGAGGGTTATGGGCGTATCACGAAGGATTCTGTGGCGGGTAAAGCTGGGTCGCCTTTGGTGTTGCGTGATTGGCAGCAGACGCTTTTAGAACATTTGTTCGCATGGGATGACGACGGGCTCCGGCATCGGGTTTCCCTTGTAGGCATGCCAAGGAAATCAGGAAAATCGGCGCTCGGTTCTTTGATTGGTTTGTACTCTCTCATCCTCGGACCGAAGGGTGCGGAGGTTTATTCGGTCGCTGCGGAGAAGGAACAGGCGCGGATTGTTTTTGCGGACGCTAAGCGGACTGTGGAGGCTTCCCCGGAGCTCTCTGCGATCACGAAGCTGTACCGCGACGCGATCGAGCTGCCTGCGTTTAATTCTGTGTATCGGGTGCTCTCTGCCGAGTCTGTTACGAAGGAGGGGCTGTCGCCGACCACGGTTATCTTTGATGAGCTCCACGCGCAGCCGGACCGTGAATTGTTCGACGTATTCTCTCTGGCCATGGGTGCCCGTGGGAAGCTCGCCACGCTTATCGCAATCACCACCGCTGGCGTGCGCTCCGATCGCACCGGCAAGGACAGCATCGCGTTCAATTTGTACAATTTCGGCAAGCGAATCGCTTCGGGCGAGGAGAAGGACGACACTTTTTTTATGGCTTGGTGGGAATCGGAAGGGGACCACCGGCTCGAGCAGACCTGGCGGGAGGCTAATCCTGGGTTTGACGATCTGAGCGCGGCTTCGGATTTTGAGTCTGCGCTGCGCCGAACGCCGGAGGCGGAGTTTCGTATTAAGCGCTGTAACCAGTGGGTTTCTTCGGTGGAGACTTGGTTGCCGGCTGGCGCGTGGGATGCTTGCGCTGGCGACTTCGAGGTGGGTCCTAATGACGAGGTTGTCCTCGGTTTTGATGGTTCTTATAACGGGGACGCTTCGGTTATCTGCGGGGCTGTGGTCCCTGATTCGCAGGAGGACCCGATTAAGGTTTTCCTTGTAAAGGCGTGGGAGAAGGACTTGGAACACGACCCGGATAATTGGCGGGTTGACATTGGCGAAGTTGAGCAGACAATTATGGAGTTTTGCCGGACCCACAATGTGCGCGAGATTGCTTGTGACCCTTTTCGGTGGCAGCGGTCCATGGAGGTGCTCGAAAACAAGGGGCTCCCTGTGGTCGCTTTCCCTCAATCGCCACAGCGCATGATTAAGGCGTGCGCTCGGTTCTTCGATTCTGTGGCCGAGAAGCGCGTGCTCCACGACGGCAATCCGCTTCTGTCTAGGCATATTGGCAATACCGCAATCAAGATGACGCCGGCTGGCCCGCACATCAAAAAGGAAAACCCGAACAGCCCGAGAAAAATTGACGCGGCCTGCGCTGCTATTCTGGCACTTGACCGCGCTTCGGCGGGTAAGATAGAAGAAGTCGTGCCGGAGTTTTTTGGATAGGGGCTTAATGTCTACGGGTTTACAGATCGCCGGCATGTGCGCTGTCACTGCTGGGGCTTTGCTTTTGTCGATTCCTGCCGGTTTAGTTGTGGCTGGAGTTTTTCTTTTGCTAGTCGGCCTTGCGTTAGGGAGTTAACCTGTGGTGTTGAATCGGTTATTTGAGCAGCGGGCAGTCAGCTATCAGACGGTTTTTGAAGCTGGGGACGATTTGGCGTTTGGCAATTTGTCGGATACGCAGATTGATTCTAAGACTGTTTTCCAGGTTAACGCGGTTTACTCGGCGGTGTCGCTTATCGCTGACACGATTAGTACCCTGCCTGTGGATTGTTACATCCGTATCGATGGTCAGCGTCGCGCTTTCCGCCCGAAGCCGGCCTGGGTTGAGAAGCCTGACATTGCTTTGCCGAGGACGGCTTTCTGGAATTCGGTCATTGTTTCTTTGCTTCTTGAGGGCAACATTTTTGTGCGAGTTTTCAGCAACCGGCAGGGGCAAGTCGCTAACTTGGTGGTGTTGAATCCTCGAACCGTGACCGTGAAGCGCACCGCGGAGGGACGCCTATCTTTTGCGGTTGAGGGTGAGAATCGCACGCTTGGTCAAGAGGAGATTATTTTCATCCCGGATGTTTTGCGCCCAGGTACTGTGCGCGGTGTTTCCCGTGTCGAAGCTCTCAAGGAAAACTTTGGGCTTGCTCTTGCTCTCGAAAAATTTGCGGCCACATTTTTTGGAAATGGGACGAACCTATCCGGTGTCATTGAAGTCGATCAGAACCTGACCGCGGAGCAGGCAGAAAACCTGCGTAACGGTTTTGATTCTAAGCACCGGGGCTGGCGTCGAGGGCACCGCACGGGTGTTCTTTCTGGCGGGGCGAAGTTTAAGACGACGCAGGTGAATCCTGAAAGCTCGCAGGCTATTGATGCTAGGCGTTTGGCTGTGGAGGATGTTGCTCGGGCTTTTAATATCCCGGCGCATCTTTTGAATATTCCAGGGACAACAACTTTCAGTTCCGTTGAGGCTAATGGGTTGCAGTTCATCACGCACACTTTGCGCCCGATTGTGCAGAAGCTCGAGGACGCTTTCTCGCCGTTGATGGCTCTTTACCCTGGGGGCGAAACTTCCTACATCAAATTTAACCTGGACGGGCTGGCTCGAGCTGATCTGAATTCGCGGATGAGCGCATATTCGACCGGGTTGCAGGCCGGCTTCCTAACCATTAATGATGTGCGCCGCCTGGAGGACCTATCGGATATTCAGGATCCTGCTGCGCAGTCGGTGCGGGTGCCTTTGGCTAACGTGAACATTGACGCGGCTGATTTGATTGCGAACGAGAAGCGGGTCAAGATGGCGCAGATTCTTGTGTTGTCAGGTTATGACCCTGCGGAGGCTCTTGCTGCTGTCGGCCTGGACCCAATTGCTCACACGGGGTTGGCTTCTTCGCAGTTGCAACCGGTGGCGCAGATTGACCCTGAAAACCCCGATGCCGTTTATGAGGTGCAGTGATGGTGCAGGATGTTTTGGCACCGCCGTGGGTGCGAGCCATTGCTAGGGGTGCCGTTGATGTTTCCCCCGAGGTTGCGGCGGTTGCGAACGGTAACGTGACGCGTGCTATGTGGGTGTTTGTCCGTGACGCTGTTTCGGTGCCTGGCGCATTGTTGTGGGGTGTGGTGTTGTCGGAGAGAGCCCGTGAACGTTTGTCTAAGTATGCGGAGGAGCGTGTTGGTATAATTGAGGAAGAAAACGAAGGCCGAGCGAAGGGCGAAGCGTTGAGCAAAATGGAAACCCGCATATTGAGTGTTGATTCTTTTGAGGTGCGCGAAGATTCTGACGGGATGCACCTGGAAGGGTACGCTGCCCTTTTTAATTCTCGGAGCGAAAACTTGGGCGGCTTTACTGAGATGATTCAGCCTGGGGCTTTTCGCGCGTCGCTTCGGGCGCGTAACGATATCAAGTTCCTTTATAACCATGACACCGGCGCTGTGCTCGGTTCAACTAGGGCGGGCACTTTGACGTTAACCGAGGATGAGCGGGGGCTCCGGGTGTCTGGCCTTTTGCCGAACACAACTCACGGCCGTGATGCTGCCGAGTTGGTCAAGCGTGGCGACGTATCAGCTTTTTCGTTTGGTTTCTCTATGCCTGCTCGGGGCGGGGATTCTTGGAACGCTGAGGGGACGGAGCGGATGCTGAAGTCTGTCAGGTTGCACGAGGTTTCCTTGGTGGCTTTCCCTGCGTATCCTGAAACGGCGGGGACGGCTACTGTGCGCGGTCTGGACCGTGTTGCGCAACGCGCATCTGTTGATGCTGATGCGCTTGCCGATGCTTTGCTGAAGATTGAGAACGGTGACGATATCACTTCTGATGATCGGCAGCTGCTCGAGAAGGTCTTATCGGAGCTGGCCCCGGAACCTGAGGCCGTGGACGCTGGGCCCGATTTGAGTATGGAGATGCTGGCTTTGAAGAAGAAGAAGCTTGCTTTATTGATGGGACTGTAATGGCTACTTATGATGATGTCAAAAAAACTATTTTGCGTGTTGCTGGTGATCCTGTTTCCGGTCCTGTAAAGGATTTGGCGGATGACTGGGCGCGTGCGATTGTTGCGCTCGATGCTGAGCCGGCTAAAGAAACCCGAGTGCTGAAGGCTTCTGAGAAGCGCTAGAAACGGGTTCTCCCCCACCGCTTTATCCCTTTTGGCGGTGGGGGTTTTCTTTTTGGGATCACAAAAGTTTTTACCTGTGGGACTTGCGCTTTCTTGTATAGTGCTATACAGTAGTAACTAACAACAACGAAAGGGAAGCAAATGACCACCAACACCAAATCACCAGAAGCCATCAAGTACTACGAGCTCCAGGCCACTCTCTCCCAGGCTGTCAGCGCTCTCAACACCAGCAGCTCTCTCAACCGGGCGACCGGGATGCCTTGGACCCGCGAGGACGCCATGGCTCAGCTCCCTGCAATCCGTGAGCTGATTGCTCGCCGCGAGGCTGAAATCGAAGCGCTGAAGGACGCCATGATGGAGGTTGAGCTTGGCAACCGCTTCGGTGGACTGGATGCCTACCTGAATCACTAGGCTCTGAACAGAGAGGCCCCCCTTGCTCCGGCTCGGGGGGTTTTTTTGTGATCACAAAAAGCTGACATAACACGACGCGCTTTTGTTATCCTGGATAAGGGGCCGGACGGTTTCGACGGCAGATGATTCCCGCATGCGGCCGTCTGTCGGAC